ATCAAACGCGAGCACAGCGTCCCGGGCTTCCATTTCTGGCATCAACTCTTCCACCCTTTCGAGGGCTGAGGATGCGGTTTGCTGCAGTTTCCTCCGAAAATTGAGTTTGAACATGTCGTTCGCAAACTGAGTGTCTTCATCTAAAGCTCTCAGCTTCACGTCACCAACAACCGTTTTTGACAGCCCCATTTTCTCGGCAATCCCGGTAATCGTTTGCCCTTCGCAATAGAGCTTAAGGATCTGTTTGCGCTGTTCCTCGCTCACTGACGCCCACAGCCCTTTCCCGTTCACCTTCTCCACATGCTCGCACCCGTGGACATGATCGCTAATCCGCACGCCTGCCAGCCCGGCGAGCTGCCTGGCTCGACTCTCCGGGCTCTTGTACACTTTCTTCTTGGGAGCTGGTTTCTTTGCCATAAATTTGAAATTTGAAATTTGAAATTGAAAAACCAAAATTGAAATTTGAATTTCAAAATTGATTTATCAAAGTCCGAAATGCTTTCGCCGCCGTAGCAGGCACTACTCCGTTGCCGAGGAGTCGGAGTTCGTCTGTGCGCGAATCAGTCATCGTTGCTGTTTGGTCCTGGGCACGGGCACTCGGAGTAATGGTCGTTGCATCGTGGACAGATTGGCTCTCCGCAGCATTCGCATGCGGAACAATCGGATGCAAACACGATGGCTGGGTCCATCCCACTGGAAGGCCGAGTAATGTTTCGACCCACCTTGGGTTTAAGAGTCCTCGGTGGCTCCCATTTATGCTGGGACTTTCCGGGTCCTGCTGGAAATAAACTGCCCTCGCCAGTTGATCTAATCGCTTGCGCGGAGAACCATCCGGATTGGTCGCTTTTGTCGCCATTCCAGGTGTGTCTTTCCAGTCCCGAGTTGATGGCGTGGGCCATAATGAACACTCGCTTGCGCTGGTGTGGCGCGCCGCATTCAGCCGCGCTAAATATTCCCCACGTCGCTTCGTAACCAAGGCGTTCCAGGTCTGCAATGACATCTCTGAGTCCGAGGCTAATGTGTCCCTCGACATTCTCGAAGAAACAGACGCGGGGTCGCAGAATGGCAATTCCGGCTGCAATGCTTGGCCAGAGGTGTCTTGGATCGTCGGCTCCGAGGCGTTTACCGGCTGCGCTGAATGGCTGGCAGGGATAACCGCCAGTGAGGATGTCCACACGGTCTCGAAATGGTTCCCAAGGGAAGGTTTTAAGATCCGTCCAAACAGGTGCTGGGTCCATAAGTCCCGCTTCCATTTTTGCAACCAGGTTCGCAACGGCGAAGGCTTCGATCTCACAAAGAGCGACTGTGCGCAAAGTTGGGAGGACTCGTTTAAGTCCAAGTTCAATGCCTCCGCATCCCGCACAAAGCCCGATGTGTGTAATTGCTTTGGTAGTATCCACATTAAAATCGAAAATTGAAATTGGAAAGTAGCACCAGCAAAGCCAGGGCCAGCATTAGCAGGTAGAAGAGGTCGGCGCTCATTCTCGTGCGAACATCTTATCAAGGTTGATGATCTCCTCCAAGGTGCCGATCAGCGCCATCTTGACGCCGCCCTGAGCAATACGCTCCTTGCGGATCTCTTTCGCTTCCTGCTCAGACAAGCACGGGATTCGCTCCGTGCCACCGTCCTGACGGTACACCTTCACGCAATGTGTGATGACTTCGCTCATTTGGCTCTCCTTCTGTTCGCGTTGTAGATGCGCTTACGTTCACGCCCGATCTTGATGGCACAGTCGATGCACCGCTTCCAGAAGTTGGTGCGCACCTCTGTCGGCGTGCCGCACTCCGGGCAGTTGACGATGCGCTGCACGGCAGGCTTACGCTCCCTATCAGGCTGTAGCGGCGGAAACTCGACAAGCCCCTTGCGTAGTGCGTCCAGCACGACCCGGTTGGACTGGCGGTAGAAGTCTTCTGTCAGGCTCATTTCCCATCCTCCCACTTTCCCAGCGTGCGCAGAAATGCCTCTGCGCGGTATCTTGCTGGCAATCCGTAAGGATTCCATCTGCCAGTCATCTTCTGGACAACACAAGCCATGTCATACAGTGCGTTTGTGTATTCCACCATATTGGTGGACACACCCAAATGGTTCTCCGCCTCATGCATGGCGTTGAGGTCGGCGCAGTAGTTGGGTATGAACTCTTGCCCTACATAATCCGCACCCGGAGCTTTTCCTGACCGATGCACTTCACTTACATCCGTCCACCCACAAGCCTCCGCAATCGCCACGTTGATTTGTTCGTCAGTCATGGCTGCACCTCCTTCAGCTTCGCTTCCAGCTCTGCAATGCGCGCCTCGGCAGCCCTGAGCTTGGCCCCCAAGGTTGTCGGTGCTTTAGCGGGTACAGCCATCCCACATGCTGCCAGCATCTCGTTGTAGGTGCGCAAGCCCAGCCCCTTGACGTTGCGCGTGGACTGCTTGAGCAACCAAGGCCGGAGGAGTTCCGGCTCGATGATGTTGTTGCTCTCCAAGATCCGGCAAGCCTTGAAGGACATGACCGGCACGTTGAGGCGTTGGCACAACAGTTGTCTGAAGAGGTATCTATCCATTGTGATCGTCGTTGAGGGTTGTAAGTCTGTACGCTTCTGCCATCACCAGGTCGGCGTCCAGGAGTGCTGCCCGGTCGCCTGGCATTGATTTCGTGTCATCAATCAGACGTTGTCTGAGACGGTCGGCTAATGCCTTGATGGCACTGGCTGCCATTTCTGTGAAGTGCTTGTGGCGGATAAGCTCCGAGCGCAGTTCTGCGCACTTTAGTGAGTCAGTCATTGTCTGTGAGAAGTTGGATTAGTAATACGATCATGGACACGATTGAGGAGGTGACGATCACCCAGTATGGACGGTTATCTTTCTTCATGCCTGTACGAAGCTGGCTGTTCTGCCGATGAAGCGCATTTCTGTCCCGACACCGCACGGACCGTTGCGCTGGAATGGGATGTTGATCTTGCGAATCTCGCTGCCTTCCTCCTCATTGACCCGGATGGCCATGATGCAGGTGGCATCCTGTTGGATAGCGCGGCTTTCTCGGGCTTTGCCTTGCTCGTTAAGCTGAGTGATGCCGATCACCAGACAACCCAACTCTAGCCCTATCAGACGGAGCGCCCGGGATACCTCCGCAACCTCACGCTCACGAGTGCTATCGCGCCCCAGCTCGCAGCGGACAAGCTGAATGTAGTCCACGAGCAACACCCCCAAGCCGTCCTGTGACTTCGCCATCGCCCTAGCCGTTGCCACGATGGCTCCGATGTCGTGCAGATCATCCCGGATGACCAGCTTGGCTTTCGCTAGGGCTTGAGTGGCCCTCGCTACAGCCTGCATGTCCCCGTCTGTCTTCACGCCTTCCGCCAGCGTTCGCAGTCTGACATTGCCGATCTTTGCCACCAGCCGGTCAATGATCTGGCTGGCAGGCATTTCAAGGCTAACGATCAGTATACCTTTTTCCATTGTCCTTCCTTATCTCCTGTGAATTGTATGATTTTTGTCCTGTGTACTTGGTCACCCGGAGCGTGACCTCGATGTCGTCTGTCCCAATGTTCTCCGGCTCCTGACAGATCTCTTCCAGCTTGTCGATACACTCTTCGCGAGCGCCAATCTGAATCACGGTCTGTACGATCTTCGGACGGGGAAGATGCTTCACATCGTCCGATACCGTTGACGTTCTAATCAAGACCCAACTCATGGCCGATGACTTTGATGCCTTGCGTGTGAGGTTCCGGCCAATCGTTGCGGTCGTTGCATTCGACAAAGTGTCGCAGCGAGTGCGCTAACCGCTCCCAAGTGACAGACTCGTCGTGTTTACCGAGGCGCATCAGTTGCCCGTAGAAGGGAGCGTCAGTATCCACCACCGCAAACAGGAATTGCGTCTTGGAGTAGCCAATCTGATTGAGTCCCCACTGATACCAAGCCGCCTGGCGGTTATATCCGAATTGCCAGAACTTGCTAGTGAAGCGAAAGAAGTCCGTGGTCGTCTTGAGGTCCACGATGGTCGTAAGTTGATCGGGATCTCCCGACGGATGCGGGATGATCAAGTCCGGTCTACCTTTGAACTGCACACCGGGGAAGCTATTATCTTCCCAGAACATAGCAGCTTCCACCCAGGGCTTTCCAAGGTCGTGCTCCGGTTCATAGTCGAGCTGCTTGAGCAACTGTTTTGCCGATAAGACAGCCCCCTTGATGCGGGCGGCGTCATCTTCGTTGACGACTTCCTTGCCGATGTTGTCGAGGCAGAAGGCTTCCCAAGTCTCTTTGCCGATCTTGGTGCGCCGGTCAACCTGAGGGCCGACTGCGTACTCAACGCGTCCCTCGAGAGCCTCGGCGTGGATGAGTGTGCCGAGGATCATCTCCTTGGAGGATTTGAAGTCCTGCGTTTTCCGCCACTGGTAGTAAGCGGGGCTCTGGCAGAACCAGTCGAACTGGTGCTTGGAGAGCCCGGACATCTTCCGGTACTCGTCCATGTCTAGATTGTGGAGTATGTGGTTGTTCATAGTTGTGCTAGTAATTCTTCTATTAGTGCGTGCAGGTCTTGCACGGTTCCAGAGTTCACGATCTCGTAATGGCAGGCAATACTTTTTTGTTCAGTTTCGCTAACGTGCTGCAAGACAGGAATGTCTGGGCGCACAATTCTGATGAGTTTGCCGCCTTGTCTACGAATCCACTGCGCTTCATTCTCGAAGCGAACGTCCGTAATCACCGCAGGTTTGCCGTAACGTATTGGGTTTGACCAACGTAAGTGGCGAATCCATGTCTCAGGATCGTACTCACGTCCAGCCATCCCAATATCCTGCAACAACTTGCGCCCCCGCTCATCCTTGAGCCGGTTCCAACCAAAGTGATTGAAGGCTAAGTTTTTGATTGGATCCGCAAACGCAATCCGCTCGTAGCCAGCGCGGAACAGAGCTTCTGCTGCCGTGTCTTTGCCCACACCAGCGTTGCCGACTAGACCGATAAGTTTCGTATTCATAGAGGATTGATCTCAAGGCTCATGCAGCCGGTGATACTCCCATTCTTGTCGCGAATAAACTTAGCTGGTGAGTACAAGTCACGCCGTTTGGGGAACTGTGTTCTCACCATTGACGGAACGATGTACCCCACGCCACTCTGTGGTTCAGGCACACCGGAGATGCCGGTGACTCGCGTCTCGATGACAGGGATGCCGTAAACCGTACCGGCGTCGATCGTGTGTGCGTTACAGCGAGCGATGTCGCCGGAGGGAGGGATGAGGATCTCACCCACATTGATCTCGTGTGGGGTCAGGTTGATTAGTTTCATTGGGTAATTAGCATTGGGTAATTAGGTTTGCGATTATGTTGAGCGCGAGCATTGTCTTGCCGGACTTGGTTTCTCCGCCCACGACGAGGAAGTCCCCGTACCGCAGCGGTGTCAGGTTGTCCAGCTTGTCGTACCCGGTTCGGATGCGTTGTGTCTGATCGTCCCCGGTTTCGTACCGGGTCACAGCATCCATGAGCAGCGACTGCGTATCCATCCTCTTTGGTGGAGCGAGTTTTGTCTGAATTGCGTCCACCTGCATTGCGACGTCCTGGACAAGATCGGTTGTCGGAATGTCTGATTTGTGGATCTTGCCCAGGCTCTCGTGCAGCACGACCATCAGCGACCGCCGCTTGGCTGTGCTGGTGACGATCGCCAGCAGTTCCGGCAATGCGGACTCGACCGGCATCACCGTGTACAAGTCGGTGAGTTGAGCGAACGTAATCTCCTCCCGCTCCCGGATGCGCTCGAAGATGATCCGCACATCAGGCGTGATACCTTTGGCGTTTAGGTCGAGCACCACTTCCACGCAAGCGCGAGACAATGGATCGAAGATGTCCGATGCCAAGAAGCCTCGTTCAGCCATGATGTTCAAGACCGTCTTGGGATTGTTAAGGGCAATGGATGCCACTCCACGCTCCGCCTCGGTTGCCTGAGGCAACGTCAATTCGTCAAAAGCCTTGGTCTGTCGTTTCATCGGTCAAAAGGTTTCCTGAGTTCATTTTTCTGCGTTCAGCACGATACTGAGCGGATCTCTCCAGCCAGTTGTGAATGAACATTCCAATACCGCGTTTCTTTCGTTTCCTGCCGGGCTTGGCCTCGAGCCAGAGACGCGCCTTCATCAGCTCATCAGCGACCGTTTGCTGTCCGTACTTCTCGACCGCTCGTTCGAGTACGTCGCGAGGGGCGCAGACAGTGCCGTCGGCACATGGGAAAAGCATCGAAAAGATTGTGGTCTCTCCCTCCTTCCCTCCCTCGGTTTCTCCCCTATCCTTCCTTTCCCCCATACCCCCTATCCTACCTAACCCCACTTCCACTCCCTCTCCATCCTCCCTCTCCGCCTTAGTAGGCTGTAAACATTCGCTCATTGACGGGAACATAGACTGCTCACCGCAGAGCCTATTAGGCCCGTGGAAGCCTGCGTCAGGATCGTCCTGATACACCACAGCGGAATACACTCCGAGAAGCTCAGAAACACGTCCGTCGTAGTATTTGACGTGCACTCTCATTCCGTGCCCCCTTCTTCCTGGTCGTCCAAGAACGCGCGGGTTGCCGCTGCGATGTCAGTAAGCATGTCGCGTGACCGCTCCAGACTGTGCAGCTTGATTGCCTCCCGGAGATCTTTGCAGACTTTCGCCTCCGGTCCTTCCATCATCTCGATGCCTTTGACAATCGCAACGAACGTGCCGAATGCCATGGCCAAGCTCTCAGTGTAGTGCGGTTGACCTTTGGCGACCCCGGAATGAATCTGCCCGTTGTCTAGCCGCATGGTGACAAATGCCGTGACGGCATTCTCTGGTATTTCGATAATATGTTTGCTCATAAGTATGTGTTAATGTGCGCGTTGCCGCAGACGCGCCCCTGCTAGGTTGTAAACTTAGCTCTGTTTCAGACAATCCATGCCTTCACGCAACAACTGAAAGAACAGGCACGAATCCATCGTGACCTTCCAGGGTTTGCCGTTCTTTTTATGAGCGACAATCCATGACTTCTTTCCGGCATCACGTTCAGCTTGAGCGCAGGCTGCATCGAGGTTGAGAGCCTGCACGAACTTGACCTCCATGTGAAGGCTCTTCAACTCCTCGCAGATTACGTCTGGGGAGTCTACACCCCCGGCGAACTGCTGGCCCCTCCGTGCGGTGAAGCCAGCTTCGCGGAGTTGATCCCGCCACATCCGCTCTCCTCTAGCCCCCTTTTGACGTGCGTTCATCAATAAAGTTTTGGATCGCAGCCTTAGGGTAGCGAATCACGCGAGCGTTCAGGCGCACGCATGGCAGTTTTCCTTGAGCGGTCCATTTGGAGATGATCTGTTTGGAGATACCGAACAGCTTGGCCAGCTCTTCGCTGGTGTAATACTCAGAATCCAATTTCATCACTCTCTTCCTCCTGTTCGGGTTCTTCTTCCTTTTGTTCCGGCTTGGTGCTAGTCGGGAACACCTTTGCAAGCCCGGCCCGGTCGCCGGAGATGAAGATGCTACTGGCGACAGCCTGCAACTGCTCGGGAGTGAGCTTGACCTGTTCGCCAACCCAGTGCGATGCCTTGATCGCCTCGACCATAAGCTGGGCCACTTGGAAGAGATACTTGCGAGCGTCAGCAGGATTGCCAAACTGAACAGGAGCAGGACGACCAACAGCGTTATGGACTTCCCATTTACCAGAGCCTCCACCACCGTTTGTGCCACCAGAACGGGCAGATTCCACCGCTGCACCAGCGTCGTCGATGATGGCAGCGTTCTCGGTGATCTTCAGCTCGTTCGCCTTGCTATGCTCCGAGTACTGCACGGTGACGCCAGCCAAACCCTTTTTGCTGGCCCGGCTGCGGATCGTGACGGTCTGACCTTGCAGGTCATCAATGCCATCCGGGATCCAGAAGGCTGCTCGGACTTCGCCGGTGCCGTCTGAGACGACGGCATTCTGGACTTTCCAGTCGCCGAACTTTCCCTTCCCAGTGCGGGGCGGGAACACCTTCTTTACCGTTACTCGCATCTCGCCAATGGTGCTCCCATCAGCGAGGCTCTCGATATCTTTGATCTGTGCTACTTTCATCTTGTAGTTTCGTTGGTTAGTGCCGCGTGATTGCGGCGCAGAAACGACTACAAGGGAGCGCAAGTGAGCGCAACAACTATTTTCAGATTTGTTTACTTCCTTCTGGAAGCAGCCGCTTTTTTGGCAGCAGCCTCGCGCTTCACCGAGTAGGCGATTGCCAGGGCTTGCTTCTGCGGCTTGCCTGCACCAAGTTCACGCTTGAGGTTCTCAGTGAAGGCTTTATCGGACGTCGACTTCTTGAGCGGCATAGGTTTTCTGTTTTTTTCGGATTTGATCTTTGACCTGCTTGTAAGTGAGGTCAGTGACTTTCTTAACAGCTTGATTCTCGGAGTCAAAGATTCCAACAAGTTGATTGTCTTTGTCGAATACACGCACCGGCCTTCCTTTGATTTGGTACATCTTGAATCCAAGTGAGTTGTCAGTTTTAACGACTCCACCTTCAGAAAGATTTTCCGTGCTGGTAAACTGCGGCAGGAATGCAGCAGCAACTCGACGTTTCTCAAGGTCTTCAACTGCTTTCTGGTCTAAGTGGACCTCAAAGGCATTCGAGAAGCGTTTCACCAAAGCCAACTCTTCAGGTGTATTCTCCGGAAACTTAGGTAGTGCCCGCAAAATCTTACGCGCTACTGGAGATTCATAGAAGCTGGCAACACGATCCAACATCAAGGCTGAGCTAATGGTCTTGAACCAGCCCTTTGACCCGGCCATTGCAAGTCCAACCATCGGAGTGACGGCACGTTGTCCAGTGGCTGGGTCGCCTGTCAATTCGATCGCGGGATGGGTCAGGCGGAGCATTCTAGTGAGCCCATCCATCTCTTTTTGATCAAGTAAATCAAAGGGCGTCGTAAACCTATCCTTTAGTGAATTTATGCTTTTCTCAAGTTTGACAGTGCTGACCTCTCCAGTGGCAGGATTGATGGCGTCAGAGTATGCCTTTTCAAGTAAAGCAAACTTGGCGTTTCTTTTTCCTTCAGGACTCAGGTTCTTAAACAGCAACTCAATCTGACTTGGGTTTGCGTTGAACAACAATCGCTGAACCGATTCTGGCTGCACCTGGCCTTTGTTCAGCACATATCGCAAAGCCGTGGACTCAAGCTCACCAACACTGTCTTTGAGTCTGGCGGTCGCCTCGTCCCACAGATCAACATTCAACCCTTTGTCTTGCATGAACGAACGCATGTCGTCCTTGATTGATCCATACACATCGTCTGCAGCCTTTTGCAGTTGCGTCTTGATGGAAGCCAGACTAGGATCGCTTGTCCATTGACCAACTAAGTCACGGTTGAAGTCTACCTCGGACAATACCTTTCCAGGATACGTTGGAGGTTGTTGAATCTCGTTGCCAGCAGCATCGAAAATCACTGGAGATTCAAGTGGTTCACCGCGCAGTCCACGCTTGGCGTTTTCAAGTTTTTGAATTGCTGCAGCCATTTCCGGCTGATTGCTGTTCTTAAAAATCTCAATGTGCTTGTCGATGGCTGCAATCGCGTTATCAACAGGAACAACTGCACCAACACGATCTCCAGCAGCAATAATGTCG